CTTGTATTGCCATTCCATAAGCATTTTCAAAAGAACATCCCCATGAAGTATCACAAGGGATTGCTTTACCAAGTTCATTACAATCATATTTCAGTTCTTCGATAGCTTCAATTTCTGTCATATTATCCCTCGCTTTCCGGCTTGTCGCACCGCTCAAACTCGATAACCCATACCCACGGATTTGCAGTCCATCCGTAGCGGTCAAGATCGGATTTCTTGATGGTACTGTTCCAAAGATTCTGAAAAGCATATTTCTTTTCTTCGCCATTAAGTACATGCGGGTATTCTGTCTCTACGCCCTCTTGCTCAATTTGATTTGTAGTTATTTCCTGCAACCGCTCCACCCGTACATCCGTAACCTTAAGCCAGATACGTGCCGCTTCTTTTGGCATGTGGATGGATGGTTTCCACTTTGTAACATCGGCAATGTCATCTCTTTGCCAATCTTCGTAGTAATAGTATCCGTTCAGTGCATTTTTCCATGTTTCTCTCACGTACAGTATATCGTCCGTGTGATATGGCGGATTCCATTGTTTGCTTAATTCCTCATCCTTTATATTTTCCGGAAGCTTATATTCTTCGCCCCACAATTCGTGTGCTCCCCTGTTTGGATATGTCCATTTTCCTATACAACCCTTGCGGCTGCATGCGTATGTATAACATAGCCTTGATTGTGGTTGTGGCTTTATCACACGTCTGGTGCAACTCTTTCTCCCGTCCAGAATCGCCCGAACCATCTTTGTATTAAACAATATTGGTTTTACACACATATTTCATCTCCTCCTTTTCGCCCGCTTTACAGCATCTCGTTTCATATCCAGATAATCGCTCAAAGCATCTTTTTGTTTTCTAATACACTCATTTTTCTTCCGTTGCTCCGTGGCGAATGCTTTATAGCCTTCACACTCGCCATGGCAACCTACCTTTCTGTCCGTACATCCTTTACATGGATATTCACTCACAGCTTCAACCCCTTCCGAAAACGATACTTCCCGCTGTTCTCTGGAAGAGCTTCTAATGTATCAAGCACGCCCTGAACGTGAGCAAGTGCCCTTCCGTGCATGGTTGACGCCCATGAATATGATTTCTTGTTGTCCGCTGCCACATCGTCAAGGTCCTTGCCTTGAATGTAGAGCTTGTGCAGCACATTATACTCCTTGACCGGAATCTGCTGTATCACTTCGCTGATCTCGCTCTTAACATCTCTGAGCCTTGCCACATACTTATCAATATCTCTTGCAGCGTCAATAGCCATAACGACCGAATCTTCCATCTTCTGGTTGGATCCTGACGACTTCACACGCTCTCCATCCGGCTGACCGGACAATGAGCTTGCAAGTGTAAGCCACTGCTCCCGCTCAATCATCTTGTTTGTGATCACAGCATCAATCTTCTGCACCTGTTGCAGATAGTTCTTTACTTTCATTTTTCTCAACAAAATCACGCTCCCTTTTCATCATCCTTTACGATAACAAATGCAACATCCTTATGTTCCATATACTTCTTAATCTTCGAAATCTGGAACGTAGCAAGCTCAATGATCTCCAGCTTGCCCGAATAATTTCTCTTAATCATGCAGACGTTCTCATCGTCCATCAGATTCGGAATAATCGTCTGCCCTGTTATTTCTTCTATGTACATGCTCATATCCTCCATTTTTGCGCAAAAAAATACCAACCATCGAATAATGATGGTTGGTATCAAATACATACACTTTTATGCTCTGTACTTAGGATATTTATCTTTATATTTTTGTCCATTTTCACAATACGGACAGTAGAAATAATCTTTTTTGCATCCTTGTGAGGCTTTGTCATAAACTTGATCTGCGGAAAGACATCCCATTTTATCTAGTCTATCATATTCTTCATCAAATTTATCCATGTCCTCTGCACTTATAGTGTCTACTACACCCTTATTTTTGCATGTTAAACAAAACTGTTTTGTGTTATCAATTAAACCCATAATACATATCCTCCTTCGTATTGGTAAGGATATTATACCACTCCAACCATCATTATTCAATTTTCAAAGTTCAAATTTCGACGCTACATCATCTGATCTAATGGCAACTCCATCTGAATTGCCGGATAATCTTCCCACGGAACTCCTATGTAATCGAGAACTCTTCCCCAGCCATATTTCTCTCCAGTCTCTTGATCTGTACAACACCGGTACATGTAATACTCCCATTCTTTCTGGTTACGCTCTCGCAATTTATCAAATCTATGTGGTCTTTTCTCCATGTGAATGCCAAAGCCACACATACTACATCCGGTTCGCTGTGCTCCTGTAGTCCGAAGATTTCCGCACTGATCCTGTACTACATCGCCGTAAATATCCGGTATAATGCTATCCACCGGCTCATATGGTATTACATTTCCATTCTTGTCTTTGCTGTAAGGTTGCTCATAGTACAACTTCACAAACACATCCATGTTTTTGTGATACCAATCATCCATTTCCGATGCCAGCTTTAATATGTCATTTCGCATATACGGAGCAAACGGAGCCGATCGCATTGTAGTTTTTCCATAGTAGTTGCATCCGTGATCGGTAAGCGCTTCTTCTCTCTGCCCGCCTTCCGATGCCATCATTCCAAGATACGGATAGCTCTGATGTTCCCTCGCCCAGTCGTCACATGGTTTTTCTTTGAGCCAGTAGCAACAATCATTTGATACCTTGAAATCCGGTTTCTGATAGTTCACTCCTTCATTTTCGTTTTCATACCCTCCGAACAATTTCAACCACTTCTGCGGCAGTTTCATCCTGCTATTCTTCTGAAAATGTCCGAGTTCTCCACATTCACCCGTAATAATTGCATGTCTGACCGTTTTATTCTTTTCCGTCGGATTCTGTAACAATGCAATCTTACCTGCTATACGCTTACTGATTACCGGAAATCCAACTTCATTCAAAACCTGTGTCTTTGTCTTATATGAATGCAGAATTGTCACACCAAGTGCTTTATGCACTCTCTGAATACTTGCATCTTCCAAACTCGATACTGATATTGCCGGTACATCAATTCCGATAGATTTCAAGAATACATGCAATGTAATACTATCAAGTCCACCGACACTCACATGTGCTGTTTTTCCACGTTTATCCATCTCCTGAAGAAATTCTATTGCACGGAGTTCTGACCTCTTCTTTTTTACTTCATATGGCTGATATTGCATGGCAATCATCCGGCTTTTTGCTTCACGCTTCTGTTCTTTCCACTTCTGGAATTCCACATCCGGCTTGTCTATCTCAATATCTTCCAAGAAGTCAAATTGTTCTTGTTCCATATCTACCTCCTACGCAAACATCATCAACTGTCCATTTGCTTCCTCTGCAACTCTCATATTGGCTGTTCTTCTTGCAACACACATTTCCGGAAGATTTGCTCTCACAAGTGCAGCCGGTATCGGTGGACACACTGCATTGCCGCATCTTCTTACCTGCTCCGTTCTCGGATATGTCTTGCCAGTATAATCATGATCAATAATGTAATCTTCTGGAAATCCCTGACATCCATATAACTCTCGTGGTTCCAACATTCGAAGTCCGATATCCACAATCTGATAATCAACACCCTCAATCGTTACAAGGCCAAATCTATCCTTCGTTGTAACCGTGTCTAATGGTTGTTCAATGTCCTGTCCGGTAGCATCACCATAGTATTTAATCAGAAATGCCCGGACTTCTCCAAAATGCCCTGCAGACGTTGTCACTGTATGTAACGGCTCTCTTTCGTCCTGTCCGATGCATGTCTTATAGAACTTACTGAGAAACGATGTAACCAGTCCGTACCGGTTCGAACCATCAACTGTCATGATCGGATCTTCTATCGTCTGTCCTCTCACTTCTCCCTGAGCAGTTTCGGAATGGTACTGGATCAGTGTAGGGCTTATTAAACAATGCTCATTCTTACTTACAATCGTGGTAAGAGGTTCTCTCACATCCTTGCTCCTGTCTACCGTAAATCCAGTCTGTCCGATCTGCACCATATACGGCTCTACAATTCCGTATCCATGCTTTCCTGTTATAGTTGGCATCGGCTCCCGGATATCGTTTGGTCTACGATCTCCGCTGTGGTTGCACTGAATGATAAACGGCTCTGGATTATCCAAAACGAATTTTTTCAGTCCTCTTGCAATCCGTTCCATCGTCTTCGGAGCCAGCGGTCGTACCGCCCGGATACCATATTTTTCCTTAATCTCTTCAGAAGTGTCAAAAATGCTCGGACAAGGCAGGCTAAAATCAAGTTGCGTGTATGCTCCAACATAAGGTTTAAGCAACCCTGCCTTGACTTCCTCACTGTCCGCCGGTGCATGTGTAGGCTCTGGCCAGACGATTGATTTCCCATCGCAACGTGCAATCATAAAGAATCTTTTTCGCATTGTTGGAGCTCCATAGTCCGCTGCCACAAGTTCTTTGAATTGTACTTCATACCCTAACTCTTCAAGCTGTTTTACAAACCGTTCAAATGTCTTGCCCTGTTTGTTCTTAATTGGGTGATGGCGTCGGTTTAATGGTCCCCATGTTCTGAACTCTTCTACATTTTCAAGCATGATTACTCTTGGTCTTACAAGACCCGCCCACCGGCAGGCTACCCACGCAAGACCTCTGATATTCTTATCCTTTGGTTTTCCACCTTTTGCCTTACTGAAATGCTTACAGTCCGGCGAAAACCAGGCAAGTCCTACCGGATTTCCTTTGCATGCTGCAATCGGATCTACCTGCCACACATCTTCACAATAATGCTTTGTTCTTGGATGGTTGGTTTTGTGCATCTGTATAGCTTTCGGATCATGATTGATGGCTATATCAACGCTGTATCCTGTTGCCATTTCGATGCCTGTCGAAGCTCCGCCACCGCCAGCAAAATTGTCTACAATAAGCTCTCCATGTATCACTCCATCACCCCCGGCATAAAATCAAACAGTGTCAGCTCATCCATCTCATTTTCTGCTGCCTGTAAATATCCCACACCATCTCGGAAATAATCCGGATTCAACTCACAGCCTTTACCGAAGCGGTGCATCTTAACCGCCGTCATTGGTACCGTCATAAGTCCGCCGAACGGATCATATACGACATCTCCCGGATTGCTGTATCTGTTGATGATTCGCTCCACAATATCAAGCTGAAGCGGACATACATGCATCTGAGCACGTCTGCGGCTCTGTGTCGTGTTAAGCGTCCGCATCCGGTTGATATCATCCCACACCTCAATCTGGTTCCATGATCCCGGAGCAACCACCATGAATGTTGCCGGCAGTCTGCCGTCCTTATCAAGCTCTTTTGCAAGCTTCACATGCTCTTCATAGTTGTACACGCTCTCTCTGCTGTATTTTCTGTATGCTTTCTGCAGATTATCCACCGATATCTCTTTCAGCTCATCCTTACTGATCAGACGATTGCCCGATGATCTCCAATAGCCGTGTGCATCTATCTGCCACTGTGCCCTTGTGTACTCTTCCTTGCTCTTTGATACCGGCTCATCCGCATATGCTTTGCTATGATCCGTTGGGAGCTTTCGGAATAACAAGATATATTCCGGGCATCCTACACCCATTTTAGTGCCGTCCTTGCACTGCTCAGACCAACCAAGGCGGTATGTCTGATTGTTTTCCCGCACAACATCCGTCACAACAGTGATCATGCCGAAATACATAAAACCATGCTTCATGTAATGTTCGATACAATCCGCATGAAACGGCTCGATTGTCGGCATACCGGTACCAGTCGCATTTCCAAACAGCACCCGATCTTTAACATGCACTGCTGCCACTCTGCCCGGTTTCAGCACCCGCAGAAGCTCCGGCGTAAGGAAGTCCATCTGTTCAAAGAACCTTTCTGTATCCTGATTGTGTCCAAAGTCGTTATAATTTGCACTGTACTCGTAGTGATTGCCGAATGGTATCGACGTATGTATCAGATCAACGCTATTGCTTGCCATGACACGTGTTTCTTCCACACAATCGCCATATACCGCTTCATAGTGATTTCCTCGTACGGTTCGTTCTTCTCTTGTTCCTTCCACTCCCATCTTCCTTTCCAATCGTTCAGCTTTGTTCGCTGAATTCAGTCCATATTTCTTCACGATCTCAACCATCCGCTTGACCATGTAATTATGATTCTTCCATTTCTCCAGCAATGCTTCCTTGATCTGCCGCTCGTTCTCCATGTAGATAATGTCAATCACAACCGGCTGACTCTGCAAGAATCGGTAACATCTGTGGATTGCTTGAATAAAATCATTGAATTCATAATCAATACCAAGGAATATTTCCCGGTGGCAATACCGCTGGAAATTACACCCCGAGCCGGACAGCGATTTCTTTGTTGCAAACAGCCGTGTCTTTCCATTTGAGAAATCAATTACACGCTGTTCTCTCGTCTCATAATCCATGGATCCATAGATATCAACCGTCTCTGGCAACGCCTTCTTGATTGCATGGCGTTCACTCTCCAGGTCGTGCCACAACAAGAAATGATCATCCGGCGAAGCATCTACAATCTCCTTCATCTTCTGTACCCGGATGTCTATGCTATCCCGCTTGACTGCTGCCGCTTCTTTCAATCCCTCTGCCGCTTCCTGAAAGAGCTGCATCTGGCCGTCCCTGTCTGCTGTATCTCCGTAATGAATCGGTATCTCATGCCATCTGACTTCAAGCGGTGGCAGATCATACCCTGCATCGGAATAATCCGGACTGAGATCTGACGGCTTTGTAACGAACAGCGCCCAGCTTGACACCCACAGCCAAAATTCATCTTCCATATTCGGATACAGGGTCAGGTTATTTGCCTTTGTACTATCCCGCTGGAAGAATCTTGTCAGTGCCTGTCCGGTGTCCATGACTTCCAGATATCCGGCATAGTGTATAAGCTCCTTGTACTTATTCGGCGATGGTGTAGCCGTTGCTACGAGCTTATATGGAACGTTCTTGAATTTATCCAAGAATGTCTGATATGTCTTACTTCCAAAGCTCCGGAGTACACTTGCTTCATCCAGTGACGTTGCAGCAAAGTACGATGGATCTATATCACCATCTCTCACTCGCTCATAGTTCGTCAGCACAATCTGACTGTCACACGCCTTGACCTCGTCCATCGTCCGGCAATACTCCGGCTTCTCATATCCAAGCAGTTCCACGGCATCTCTTGTGAACTCCTGCTTTACTCCGAGTGGTAACACGATAAGTGCTCTGCCTCCGGTATGTTCTGCTGCCTGATGACAGAATTCAATTTCCTGTACCGTTTTTCCAAGTCCGAACGCTTCAAACAATGCCCGGCGTCCACCCTTAAGTGCCCACGCAACAGCATCTGCCTGATGCGGTTTCAACGCCGGATTGATCTTTGAATGATCAACCACAAATCCGCTTTCTGTCGCAAGATCAATTTTACTTTCTAAAAATTCTCTATACGTCATGTCACACCTCACTTGCAACCAGTTCTCTATTGCACAGCTTCTTGATCTGTCTCACTCGTTCAAACGATATACCGCACATTTTCGCTGTATCGGTCATGCCATATCCCTGCAGCATGCACCGCATCGGCTTCTGTGTTCTCGGAGACAACTGATCTACCATATGTTCAAAATCCATCATCGTAATAAGTTCTCCGATACAATCGTGTCTGTCTTCCAGAAACGAATCCCCATAACTGTCACCATCATCATTTACAATCTTGTCGAGTGATACATACTGTGGTTTCTCGACATCTTTCCAGTGAAATGGTGTACGTACTGTCACATCTCCAAATTGAATGTATCTTTCCACATATCTGTTGATATATATACCGATATAATTTCGATTTAAGTGTTCCAGATCCTTGCTTCTGTCAATGGCTTCCACCAGTGCAAGTACACCTTCCTGTATGATGTCATCGTAATTTGGGAATCCATGATATTTATTCAAATGAAAATACACGAGTTTGATATTCTCCATGATCTTCTGATTTCGCAGTTCAATTCTTTCTGCCTTTGTCAAATCCATTCACCTCCTGTTGAAAGAGAGCTTCCATCTCATCAAGCGCAGATACACGCTCCTGTGTCGGTTGTATACTCTTAGGCATATTGCTCTGATATCCTCGTCTCTGTTTCTGCCTGCGCTCATTCACTGCATTTACTACCCATCGAATAATTGCGAGATAATGAGACTTTGTTTTGTAACCTTTCTCTTCAATGTACATATCAAGAAATTCGATTGCATCGTTACGAATATCAGCTCCGTACTTATCTGCGAGCTTGGTGAATTCATCATCCAACAGCATCACATTTCCGAATGGTCCATATGAATGCTTTGCGGGTGCGCTCTCTCTTTCCTTTCCTTTCTTTTCTTTTCCTTTCCTTTCTTTTGTGGTATAAATCTCGGATTTATCCCCATTTTTCTCGGATTTATCGGTATAATTCTGCGAATTATTTTCAAAAAGGGTGACTTTAATACAAGGGGCGGTATCTTCTTCTTAAAAAAGCCATATTCGAGAATCTACAACAAAATCTCTTTTCAGCCGTTTTACCGCCTCTTGAAATCGTCTCTGTATACCAGGGGAGGTAATGATAGTGTCCGAACTAGCAAGTGTGATCTCCGTGATTAGTGACCGGCTAGCCAAGAATGTCATTATCTGCTTCATTGAACCCTCGGACAGTCCCAAGCTCGCCATAGCGCTGTCTTCACTGTCTGCATTCCATACGATATAATATCCGTTTTCTCTATATATCTCCGTAAGAAGGAATATATAAAACATCAATCCATCAGAGCCGTATCGTGCTTGGAGCGCTCTGATTTTTGTATCCGCATAGAAGAAATCCGTATCAAATGGGAAGTAAAGCAATCCGTCTCTCTTTTGACGTGCCATCTGCTCCTTCCTTTCAATCCAGCTATTTAATAATGCAGGTTGCATAATCAATATAAACATCTTCAAGCATTGTTCGATTACATTCTACGAACTCACTTCCAGCAAGTTCCTTGTTCTCTGCCTGAATCTTCTGCCGTGCTCTTCTGATAGTCTCTGTTGCCGGGAATCCAAGCTCTCGCATGTGCAGGAAGAACCGCTGAATTGGAATCTTATCTACGTCCACACCATTCTTCTTGCCAATCTCCTTGTACACCATGTAACATAAGCATCCGTCACTGCTCCGAGTCTCTGGATGTTTCTCAAGCATCGCTTTTACAACCTTATGTGTATCTCTGATATTTGCTCCCATCTTGTCACACCTCCCTGATCCGGATGCCGTGTCTGTAGAGCATCAGCTTCCGCTTTATGATGTAATCCTTTGTCCGGAATCCTTTTGTATCCTCTACGACCGTATCTCCGTTGGTATCTATATAAACGAAATCAGCGATATAACTACATGCATGTTCCACGCAAAACTTCTTCATCTTCACAAATCCATTCTTCAATGTGACCGGTCGCAGTTCATATTGCGATGGAATCAGTTCATATTTGACCTGCATCTGCAGATTGCTAATCTCGCCAGTCTGTTCAAGCAAATGAAGCTCCCGGTACCGCCACGCTTCCTTCTTGGAATCAAATGTAATACCGTCAACTACCACTTTCCTGCTTCTGTATTTGCTCATGTAACTCCTTTCCCTCTACCGCTTTTGTAGCGGTAGAGAATGACTTACAATAAAACAAAGAATACTGTGATATATCTTTGTACAATAACCTTATCCAAACAATGCGGCAGCGGCACTGTTGTTCACCTGCTCCGGCGTCGGCATTTCCGCTTCAGCCACCTGTGCACGTTCTTCCTGCTGAGAATCTATCGCCTGTTCCTCAGATGTTTCCGCCAGCTGTGAGGGCTCTGCAGCATCTACATCTGCAACCGGCTCATCTTCTACATATACCTTGGAACCATCTTCTTTGATGTATGCCATGTCGGATTCAAATGCTGACTGCATCTCGATAGACATGATTCCCCATTTGCTGATCAACTGACGGAGCATGGTCTTGTATGCCATTGCGTCGAAGTTCTTATACCAGAAGCTTGAATACATCCACGAATCACGCTGATCGTAATTACCGGCAACATAATCTGCATAAGACACCTTATGCTTCACGCCGTATCTCGTATTGATTGCCGTCATATCTTTGCTGAATGCCTGCGAATATCTGTCAGCATGTGCAAGCATCTGATTTTTGCTCCAGTACATTGACTTTCGAAATCCATTGACAAGTTCAAACATCGCATAATATCCAACCGTCTCGGCTTTCTCTCGTGCATCCCAGTCATTAACCATCAGCTGAATATTTATTTCTTCATTCATCGGATCAAAGCTGACAAACTCACCTTCCTTGATAGCCAGTACAGTAAGCTTCTTATACTGACCGGAGCGGATTGCAAGCTGGATATACCCTTTATATCCCATCTGGAACTGTGCCACCTTCGTACCGGCTTTATTGTCGCTATACGGCACGAGGTAATAATGACCAAGCTGTGGCGATGGGGAAAGCTTCAAGCTCTCTCCCAACAGCGCACCAGACAGGATCGATGGCTTCGTACATTCTGCAAGAGCAGGATTCACGCTGACTGCCGATACTACGCCGGAGATAAAGCGCTGCACATTTCCCTTACCAAGTGCCTGCTCAATATTCGCTTTGATATCCATACGATTCAAGAACCCGGTCATTGTCGTGTCCTGAATTTGATTCTGCTTACTCTTAACCAAACTATTCTGTACCATCTTATTTGTCTCCCTTCTTTACAATCGCATCTAAAGAATCTAAAATCAGCTGATTCAAAATCTCATCCAATCCGATTTTCTTATCCGTCTCTGCATTTTCCTTTTTCTCCTGCTTGCAAGATATATACGAAAACGCATCTGCTGTCGCAAGAACAGCACCGTATTTGATTTCTGCCTCTTCCTTTGAATAGTTCTTGTATAGTACCTTCTTAAATGCACAAAGGATCTTTGCAATTTCGATTGCACATGTATCTTCTGCGCCGTAAATTGATACTACGTTGTCCTCTACTTTTACCATTTTTCATATCCTCCTAAATCGCTCTAAACTCTATATTTCTGCTCTGGAAGAACTCTTTCAGGGCAAGTGCATCTTCGGTTGTAAGAAGTGCCGCAAACCGCACTTCCATCTTCTCCGGCTCTTCCGGCTCTGTGACCGTGTGTTCCGGCTGCTGCTGTTCCGGTACTGATTCTGAAATAATTGCTGTTTTTTCATACACCTTCTTCTCTTCCGCTTCCTTGGCACGCCGCTCTTCTTCCGCCTTCTTCCGTGCTTCAGTTTCCGCCTTCTGCTTAGCAATGTCTGACATCCGCTGTGCCTCTGCGATAGACCGGTTCATATCCAATGTCTCTTTATATACCGCAACCGCTTCAAATGCATATTCTGAAAGTCTATTCAACGTCAGAAGATCTGTGCTGATCTGATACATACGTTCCCGCATCTTCTCTTCGATAGATTTCATCGATACAGATGCATTCAGCCACTTCTCATCCCAGATCATATCCAGCTTTACAAATGCCTGAAATCCAATTGTCTCAAAGAGTGCTTCAATATCCTTGCGCTTCTCTTCCTTCAACGTCTGCTCATATTCTTTGATCTGCTTATCAATCAACTGTACCGGCTCATTCACAATATCCGTGAGTTCACGAATTTTCCGTTCGAATTCATCGTATGGCTTCAAACAATCCTTTTTGATACGGATTCTCTCATCTGACATAGCCTTAATAAGCTTATTCAATGCTGCTCTGTCTGCTTTCGCATCCTTAATCTGATCACTACCTGTATATACAAGGTTCTTATACATCTCTACCTTGCTTGTAATCTCTGCTTTCAATTCCTCATAGTTAAACCGAATTGCTTCCGGAAATGTAACCGGTTCTACTCTTAACTCCATTCATATCCTCCTAACTTAATACCAACTCATATTGAGCATCCTTCCCTACCGAGAGCAGACGCTTGATACGTTCGTTCTCCCGCTGATCATTCAACTTCTGTTCTGTGCATTCCTCACATCGCTCCTGTGGATCCAGATGTGCACCACAGGTCGGACAGATATAACCATACATGGCATCCTCCTATATCTCCGGCAGCACCAACGGCGGAGCCTTCATGTTCTCTACGCATGTCCAAAACTTCCGCTCTTCATCCGCCAGATATTCAATATCCGCTTCCACATCAGATCTCTCGATGTGATAATGTCTGGTCTGCAAATACACCGTTCCATCTGAGAACACTGATTTGAGCTGCGCTTTCAGCTCCACAAACTCAAACTCTGTCACCATCAGATAATGCAAGATCTGTATGTAATAGTTCTCCGGCAGGCGATGATCCCACTTCTCTTTCTGACGAGACTGCAGGATATTTGTAGTTTTACACTCCCATACACCCATACGGCCAGCTTCATCCTTGAGCCATCCATCCAGAGATGCATGTGCGAACGGATATGCGTCATTTGTCCACATGTTATTTTCCTCGTAGAACATCTCATACTGCGGATAGTCCATCTTGAACAGTTCCCGGAGATACTTCTCTGCTTCGGTGCCATACTTCACATACGGCTTGTCCGAGATATCCTCCGGCATCAGATGAAATGCCTTATCCTTCCAGAGTTCCACATTCGTCTTGTATGGATTCTTACCGAGTATTGCAGATGCATCTGATCCGCCGATCTTCGTTCTGTGCTTCAACCAATCTTCACGATTTGGAAGCACCTGCATCGTAACCATTGATTCACGCTCCCTTCCGTGTTATACTTCTTATCGTGTTATTTGTTATTTGCACCTGCGGGATGCCAGTCCCAAGGGTGCTTTTTTTGTAGATCTCGATTGCATGGTCCATATCATCATTGTTGGCATATTCAATCAGCTCCTTATAGATTACAGCCACAAGCATCATCCAAAAGCCATAGATCATGCCAAGCCATAACAGCACAGCACCTTCTACCATTGCGAATGTTGCCAGCCGGTATGACCATATAATCATGTCGTTACTCATCCTCTTTCTTCCTCTCTGCTTGTCATTACTGATTTTCCGTTGCAAGTGTGCCCCATGCGATCTGCTCCGCAATACGCTTCGGGTTGTACGGCGGCACTCTGCGTCCAGCTTTTAGATCTTTTCGATATTTCAAAAAATCTATAAAAGCGAGATAATTCACATATGTCACACCGCAACCATCCAGTATTGTGTGTGCGCCATATCTGCCATTCTGAACATACTGATCAATCTCTGCGATTCGGCTAGTAACCGTTCTGGCAGATACGTTCATCAACTTCTGGATCTGAGCTTTCGACATATACGGCGATGCACTGATGTACTTAATTGATGTGATCTCCATTTTGCTAAAACCTCCTTGTATATTTAGTAAAACGATTGTTTGCAGAAAAAAAACAATAAAACGAATATTTTTTTCATTTTTTCTGCAATTTCATCTTTTGTCTGTTAGACACTATCTGCTTGACTATTTTTCTCCCAACACCTATACTCTCCTTACAGGTTCCTGCCAGAACCAAGTACATACGAAAGGAGCATTCTATGAAACTAAATATTGATTGCATGCGTGCAATTCTATTAGAAGTTGAAAACGTTTCATATGGTAAATCATTACCTTTTCAATCGTTGGTATCTGCGCTTCCTAATTACAGCACCGACGATATCAGTTATTCCGTACTGAAACTTAAAGAAGCAGAATATATCAAAGCCTCGACGCTTAATGCCGATAACACGACAATGATCATCGCTATAAACGATATTACTTACAACGGTCACCAGTTTTTAGAATCCATTCGTGACAATAATGTCTGGAAAAAGACTAAAGCTATAGCATCGAAAATCGGAGCAACCTCCGTGTCTGCCATTACGCAAATAGCATCAAGTGTTGTAGCATCAATCATTAAATCAACGCTTGGTATTTGATGACTGCAATGCCTTTTCGCTGTATCTCTGTATTGTCTGTTCATCGGGAACAGCATCAATATCTTTCAGATACAGCGTAAGGGCTTTTGTTGATTTCTTATATGCGGCTGCTCTTACAAACTGACTGATAGCAACCACAATCAGAATTACACATACTAACTCGCTCATGCTTCTCCTTTCTATCACTTTAAGCGCCTAATGAGTTAAACTACATTTAACCTATTAGGTAAAAAAATATGCTGGATAGTCCTTCAATTCAATATCAAGCAATTCTGCCCACTTGTTCATCTCTTCCTGAGTGAATCCTGTGCGGCAATTCAGTTTCTTTGATACAGAATTGACAGACAATCCTAAAGCATTGGCAAAGTTCCCCTGCGTTCCATAATGCTCGATAATCTTTCCTCTCAGTTTATTATACTGATATGGCATATATGTACCTCCCTTCATTTTTGTTAAACATTGTTTAACCTTGATGATAGTTTAACTCCGTTTAACTGTAATGTCAAGTGTAAAGTTTAATTTTTTTTAACTTTTTGTTTGATTTTAGTTAAACGATGTTGTATAATCTTCTTATATCAAACAAGGATAGAGGAGGATGATCATATGAAATGGCCAGTAACCGCTAACCGATTAAAACAAGCTATGAATAAGATAAATATAAGCGCTCAGGAACTTGCGGATAAAAGCGGAGTAAGCAAAGCTTCTATAAGTCAATATGTTAATGGGAGCCACAAACCATCTAATATATCAGCTCCAAAGCTTGCAAAGGTGCTCATGGTAAATGCAATGTGGTTAATGGGATTTGATATTGATGATGAAAACAAGCAACCATCCTATTACATGGATCCTGAAACTGCAAAGAAAGCACAGGAGATCTTCGAGAACAAAGAGCTCTCACTTCTCTTCGATGCTGCACGTGATGCTTCTCCAGAAGACATCCAAACAGTACATACAATGCTACTTGCATTAAAAAAGAAAGAAAAAGGCGAATAAGTCCGTATTATTGTACCTGCGATATGATATGCTCTTAGTCGCAGGGGGTGATATTACGAACGAAGTATTTGTACACTTAATTGATTTTAAGGGAGCAAACGCAAAAGAAACCGTCACTTCGAACGAAGATGGCAGTTTCTCAATCTTTATCAATTCAAGGCTCAATCAGGAACAGCAGACAGATGCTTACTTACATGCTCTGTCCCACATCACCAGGTTGGACTTCGAGAATAGAGATGCTTGCGTTGACCATTTAGAATATTATGCACATAATTGCTCACCAAGGCATTTATGATATTTACAATTTTAAGGAGGAAAAAATATGATTTGTCCAAAATGTGGAAGTCAAAACGTTAACGTCCAGATGATACAGACGGAGGGAAAAACGAAGAAAAAAGGGAATGGCGTTGGTGGTCATGTAAACAATGCCGCAAGAGGTATTACAGCTGTTTGTACGCTCGGATTATCTAACCTTGTATGGAAGAAATCAAAGGGCGGTGAGAAAACGACATTCAAGAATGAATCCGTATGCATATGTCAGAATTGCGGCAACTCTTGGAAAGCATCATAATTACATAAATAAAAATCCCCCCAGGTGCTGGAAACACCTGAGGGTGTCACCCATAAACCGAAGGCTTATGCATAACAAATTTGCAACTTGTATTATACCATAAGCCTTCTCATTTTCATAGGCTTATTTTTTTATGCCTATTTTTTCAAAGGAGGTTTTATTATGTGGTGTGAAACTCAAAAAAACGGAACAGTTGTCTATCGTGAACGATACACAAACCCTCTCACCCTTAAGGTCGAAAGAGTTGCGGTCTCATATCCAAAAGACACGCCGCAGAACAAGAACAAAGCACAAAGAGAGTTAAATGCAAAGATCGAAGCTGCTATTAAGGATCTTCAATGCACCGATAATACGGTAACTCTTGCAAAACTTCAAAAAGAGTATCTGAAAGCCCAAAGAATCATATACAAAGATAGTACAGTTGATCGGAATGAGAGTGTTACTGGCTCTGTCATAGAGATCTTGAATCCAGATGCAATTGTCAACAACCTGACAGCACAATATGTAAAGTCCAGATTGCTCGATTCCGGAAAAGAACTTACGACATTGAACTCTTACATAACACGATTCAAAGCAATGTTAAATTGGGGATATGAAAATGACTACCACGATAACATGAAGCTGATCACAAAGCTTAAGCCATTTGATGATTCATCTGATGATAAAGAAATTACTACAAAATACTTGGAACCTGAAGAAGCAAAAAAGCTCCTTGATTACATCAAACATGATAATTGCTGGCACTGGTACTATATAACTTCGATACTATTACTCACAGGCTTGAGATTCGGCGAATTGTCTGCACTAGAAGTATCTGATATCGATATGGACCAGTTAACAATCCGAATCTCCAAAACATACGATTCAAAGCACGACAGTGTCACTACACCAAAGACCGATAATTCCAAGCGTGTAATACACATCCAGCCGGCACTCTTAGTAGAATTAAAGAAATGTATGCTATGGCGTAAAGAAATGATGCTTGCAAACAATTTCAGATCAAGCATCTTGATTCCAAACAGCAAAGGTGATCATATGCAAATAGCCGGTTACGAAAAATACCTTCGTATCATATCAGAGAAGCTATTTGAACGACGTGTGACACCTCATATGTTACGACATACGCACGCTTCGCTTCTCGCCGCAAACAACATGACTCCTGATGAGATTGCCCGCCGCCTCGGGCATGGAAAAAGTGAGATAACCAGAGAAATCTATATTCATGTTACTAAAAAAGTAACCCAAAATGATAATCAGAAATTAGATCAGATAAATCTCTTCTCATAATTTTTGCCCAGTAAATGCCCAGTAAATTATTTCTTGCTCTGCTTATATATCTGATTTACTCCGGTAGAAGCAAGACCAGACATGATGCCAACTGAAATCGCCGTGATAATATCTTCCGCCGGAAAGCTCTTCATCACATACATAGCAGGTACTGCAATGATTCCTCCCACAATGCCTAAGATTACCGGAATCGCCTTATCGCTGACCTTCTTGCTCGCTTTACATCCAATTCCAACCAGATAGCAAATAATCACGATTGGTACTACAGTTACACAATTTGATAAATCCATATTCATCATCCTTTCTTCTCTTTCTCTAAGTCTTCAATTCTATGATTCGCAACACGAATTTTCTCATTTGTGACCGCCTGTTGCTCCTCTAAACGATATGTACGTTCAACAACATTGTTGTGCTTGTCTACTCTTTTTGATAGCTCATCAAGCTTGTACTCTATCAATGCAATTGTTTCATCATGCTTTTTGCTTGCAGCCTTTTGCTGATAGTGATTATTGATTAAGCATACGATCAATGTAACAAACGCCGCAATCATGGCAGATATTATTGATGTCATGTTTTACCCCTTTTCTATGATTCTCTGGTCCAAACATATGGATCTATTATTCTAATTTCACCATTGGCATCATACAGTTCAATATTAACATATCCTGCACATTTCCATTTACCGTATTTAAATGGTGCACTATATAGGTTCGAATTAAGTACAGCTGTACCAACCGGCAAACAATATCTTTCATCATGATTATGGTTAACACGACTATATCTTTCGTCATGATTATGATTAGTATCGCTTTTAGCACTAAGTGCTTGGTCAAGTATAGCTTTTCTGTAATATAAATCATCATGTATATGCGCCACTGGTGCCTTTTGACTTGCAAGCTCTTTAACACCAAGTGCTCCTGCAAGCTGATTTGCTGCTGAATTTGCGTCGATTGCATCAGCAGAGTCAATGATATTTAAAGAATTCAAATGTGTTTCGCATGCGTTCTGGAACTGTTGTGCATAATAGATTGCTAAATCTTTATATGTCGGGCAGACCATAAACTGTGTTGATATCTTGGTCAGTGCTACACCTGATACATAAACCGCATATAGCGGCATTTGATTTTTCAAATCACCATTTAAAATATCTCCACTTACTATTTCAGGAGCAGACGGCGTTCCCGACGTTGCTGTCCCCTGTACAACTTCTAACTTTGCAGATTCAATACCTGATGCCGCATTTTTCTCGTAGGTCATTACGATCAGATCAATTCGATTTGTTCCTGCGGTACCTGTCGATATTGTCAAATCTTCATAAGTATTCGGTTCAATACGGATATGTCTGCCCTGCATCAGCATATCGCCGTCAGAAATTCTAACTGTGTTGTTATTGATAATTGCTCCTGCAAATCTCGATCCGCTACTCATGACAAATTCTCCATCACCAAAAAAGGCAGCATTGAAGCTGCCCTGATCTGCTGATCTAATATGTTCTTTCCCGGCATACCCTGTTACTAAATGTGCCATAGTCTTTCCCTTCTTTCTCCACTTAGTGAATAAGCGACATCCATGTATTATATCCAACAACACAATCAACTGTAAGCAGATTGTTTTTCTGATACTCTTTCACTACTGATTCTGTAGCTGTGTCAAATACCCCCGGACATGTGAGATCACACGCATATCCTTTAAGCATAAGCAAAATCTGCAGTGCAGTAACCATGTACTGTTTCTCGCCCTTTTTTACATAGTGCTTTCCAAGTGCGGCTTTAGTGGCAGATCCATAAATCCCATCAACCGCAAGTTTCGACTTATAGTCTAAGTTCATCGCTGTTTGTAACACCTTAATTCCGGCTTTAATGGTCGCATTTCCACGAATACCATCCGTTACGATTCCGGCACCGGCAAAATTATTCGCATGGATCTGTCCGGCACGAATGATAGCGCCCTTACCAGCGATATGTTGAATCTGCTGTATAGATTCAGTCTTCGATGGGATATTCTCGGATTTCACCACTTCTCCAAACGGAAAGTTTTTTCCAGGGCAGGCAGTCTTACTCACATCACTATGCTTTCTGAATCGAGTAATTCCATATTCCTTACGAAGCAATAAAACAACTTCTTTCAAAGCCTGCTTCTGTGCTTCTGGCATCTGTTCATTTTCAAAATTTCCCTCACAGCAAACTCCAATCGTGTTGTAATTCACACCAGATGCATGTGCGCCGATCATATCGATTGGTCTGCCTTTGTATACTTTGCCATCCAAACGAATATAGATATGATACCCAATGCCAGACCATCCATTTGCAAGATGCATTCTGTGAATATCCTCTACACTACCGTGACATGCAGCATGATGAAATACAGCTCCTCCATCTGTGTTTTTTCTCTTTGTAAGAGATTTAAACTTTAAATGTGTGTCGATTATCTGCATAATAATCAGCCTCCTTCTTTTTATTTTATGCAATAACAGTTGTCATTGCAGCATTGTCCTCTTCAGCATTACTTCCTGAATCATCCAAATTGTTTAATGCATTAACCTTTTCTTCAATACGAGATATGTATTCTAATACAGCATCCATTTTAGGTGTGATTTCATCTGTCCCAGAAAAATCAAGTGATGTAGCCGCCGAACAACAAATTGATGAAATTCCAGTCAACAGTCCTTTAATCTCATCTGTAGTCATCTTTCTTTCAACATCCGTCATGTGCTACTCCTCTCCGATCATGAATTCAATTGCGAGACATGCTGCTGGTGTGATGTTCTCTGGCAGATCATCAGCTGTAATCGTGTTGATTTCCAGCGACGCTTCGACTGAACCGATCTCATTAAACTCTTTGATGAACTCGTCCCAGTTCGGATTTGAACGGTTCATAGTAACTCCGTCGTCAGAGTACTTTCGTATCAGCTCATCACGAGCCTTGTCATACTCCACAAGATCCTCATCAATTTTCTTGATATTACGAGCAACGGACAGTCCTGCCTTACGCGAGAACGCAAGATCTAAGATGCCATTATTGGCGATCAACTGACGAATATCAAACAGTTTGCTTAATGTTGTAATGTATTTTTTCATAATGTTTTGACTCCTCGCTTCATAAAGTAGTAGTGTTTATAGACCCTCTCCAAGGTCTTTATTATTTAACTTTTACTAAGTACCACCCGCAATGACATGCTCTAACTCCTGACATACTGTTGTATACCCTCAAATAAAAATTAGTGTTACTACTAACATTTATAACAACTGGGGAACTACAGCATGCCCTATCCATATTATCATCTGACATATAAGCCCCCGCATCAGTAGCTCCACTATTAGTTGAAAAAACCATAACCATTCTGGATGCAGGAGTTCCATACATCTTTGCAAACACTATTCCGACATATGTTCCAGCAGGAAGTGTCACGCTAGCAGGGGTATTCCATCCGCCACATGTAATATTAACATTTTTGTCATATCCATATATAGGTGCCGAAATACCACCAGCACTATTAGCATAATTTGCAGATTTAGCATAGTTTACGCTAAAGTTTGATGGATTATATACATACATGTTTGCACCATCATTTCCACCCCACAACCAACTTGGCTGTCCGCCTTGTCCAGACCAATTCCATTTCATACCATTGATTGTTCCTGAGACGGTGAGGTTGCCCGACACAGATAATACGTCAGCAGATAGTATAGACGCATGTGTTCCATTCGGATTCGAATAAAAATACCCTTCATTTTCATATCCCTCTGCCATATATATGCCCAAAGCATTAAAATCTCCTCGAAACTTTTCAGATTGACAAGCAATTCCATCAGAACCTATCTGTGTAGCTATGGTTCCTATTTTATCGCCATAACCAATGGGAACATTCGTTGAGGTTAAAGCGATATACGCTAATTTGCTTCCATCGCTAGTGATATTCACGCTTCCGCCAGTAATAGTCGCCTTAGATGAGACTATTTCGCCCTCGAATTTACCGCTCGTAGCATATATCTCGCCAGTAAACTTACCATTTTTCGCCTCTATTGAGCCATCTTCCAGCACTTTGAAATTCTCATTGGCGGTGACAAGACCTTCGAGACTGATTTTTTCAGCCTTGATTGAAATCTCCTCTGCCGACTGGTTGATTTCAGAAATGATTTTTTTCTTTTGAACCATTCCTTCTGGCGTAGCACCTACACTGTACGACGTTGATGTTGTGTTGTCCGTATAGGTGATGATCGTCCTTGTCCAAAGATATGGCTTTGATGTGTCCGCAGCCGGTATCGACGCAGACCATGTCCCGGTTGGGGTTGTTGTACCGCTAGACGATGCCTGATAAGTCACCACAGTTGATTTAACACCTTTCCCGGTTGCACCGGTATCACCCTTCGCTCCGGTAGCTCCCTTATCTCCATACACACCAATAACCTTCTTTGCAGTATCTACCGAAGTATTGTTCGTATATGTGATCGTTTCATAGTTCCAAAGGTACTTGTTTGTTGCTGTCATCGTCGGTACTGTTGTAGACCATGATGTTGGTACTTTGGTATTCGAGGTTGATACAGCATAAAACTCCTCTATCTCCTTAATTCCTATTCCGTCAGTTCCATTCGTGCCGTCACTTCCGTCCTTACCATCGGCTCCTGGATTTCCTCTATCACCATACGCACCTATAATACATGGCATTGATGTACTTACGATCGTTCCATCTGTCAGTTTTACAACCTCATAATTCCACAGATACTTTTTACTTGATGAAACTGACTGCACTGTTGTTGTCCATCCAGCTGTTTTCGCTGTGACACCACTTGAAGCAGATGTCGCCAAATAATAGTTGATAACTTCACTGATACTCTTACCGTCGACGCCATCCTTACCATCAGCTCCCGGTGCTCCATCTTCGCCCTTATCTCCTTGGTCGCCTTTCGGTATCACGAAATCAAGAATCATATTCTTGTCGTCTCCAGCATTTTTCACTTCCGCATCTGAACCAGCGCCACCTGTTGTCACTGATCCTATTTTGATGCTCACTGTCTGCCCAGATCCGTCACCAGAAGATGGATATGGACCAGCAGACACACTCACTGTATCTGCCTCACAATCATAAGATATTGATGTACTGTTATTACTAATATTGACAATTTTCTTAGATACGGACGCAACTACATAAGTGCCTGTAATCTGCTCTCTTGCCCCTACCTTGTCATTTACATCAAATATATATTGATCGTTACTGTCCAACGAAAAATCGACCGAGTCACTTGCAAAAGACTCTGTTATCTTATCAATTCCACCCTGAATCAAATCCTCATCTGATTCAGCATTTGAATTGTCGTAGATCTCACACATCTCATCCAATCCGGTAAGTGTCTGTGTTCCACTGATATTACCAAGCAAATCGCAGTAAATGTGAATTACTCGTCTATCTTTCAGGTCACCTCGTCCAAGACATATAACATGATTGATATGCTTGCTATTTCTCTTAATTGTGAAACTTATCTGATCTGTATCAAACTGCTCATCCTGACTATAATCAGCAAGAGGACTTGCCGATAACTCAACAAATCCTCTATTAAATACCATATTCAGTTTTGCATTGTATGCTTTCAGCATCTTTATGATGCCTGTATAACCCTTTATATAACGATTCATCTGATAAGATGATATCTGTATCTTTGAATTCAGAGTGCTTACCTTGAACAGCTCCGAAAGTCCCATCCGGTCGATCAAAAGCTTTAACACTTCGTTTGCTTCTCCAGATACGATCAAATAGTCTTCTCCTTCATCTGGTTGCAACACTTTAGACTCAAGTATGCCATGCCATGTACGGCCAGAGTACGTTACAGTCGTCTCGTCTGTATCAACGCCAACGGAATCTATCACTCCGCCGTACTCTTCGCCCTCAAAATAAAGATAATAACCAGTTTTACATACGTTATTATTGATATTTACTTTACATTCAAAATCATTCTCGTCGCTTCCATATGCAAGATCTAATGTATAGTCCTTGAGCACATCGATATCTTTTTTGGATTCATCCATATAAATTAAGTCCATCTTGGTATGCTCCTCTCTTCCAACAATGTAATATCAAATATCAGATTTGACGAAGTAGCTACATCCATTACGCCCGGCGGGATCTTTTGAAATATGTAAGAATCTCTATTTCGCAGATCAAAACAATTCTGCTGACTACCGTCGCTTTCATACAAGATTATTGTCTTTTCTACAGAGTCAATCGTCAGGTACTCGTTTGCTTCAATATCAACATCCACCGAATACATATGTCCTCCAAGCAATATCTCTGGACTTTTGCATGGTCCATAAATACGCATCCGAAAATTTGTATTTACAAAATCCGCATTTTGCAGTTTTTTACCAAGAATATTTGATGTGTAATCATATGGATGATCGTTATTATAGTCTAAGTTTTTACCAACTATCTCCTCATTTGAATTGAATGTAATAATCGTTTCTTTTATCCATTGCGGATAATCCGTCTGAATCGTCAACGTATTCTTCATGTATCGCTTATTATAGGTGTATTTTGACGCCTTACATCCTGTGACATAACACCGCATATAGTAATCGCCAATATAGAGTTTTCCATGTTTTCTGGCAACTACATCCTTTTCACACACCTCAAACAAACGATTTCTACTTTCTGTGCCCTCGTCATCATTTCTGCATGCAAAAACGACCGGCAACGACTTCTTGACAATTCCCATCTTAAATGACGATATTTTGTCATTCATGCTTGTAGCTGTCCATGCGAAATCATGCAGATCGTTCTCATTGATATAGATGCCATTCGCACCAAATTCAATTACCTCGTTCATATGATTGACATATCGTGCTTTTTCTATCAAGTTGCCGTCACCTCTTTTACCATTCTTGCAAATTCTCTCTTATCAACTTTCATATTCACGGATTCCATACCCTCAAGTATCAGATCCGGAAGCCGCTCTAACAGCTCATATATAAGCTCAAGCAGTGCATTGTCATTTTTGCTTCCAGATGATGACTGACCATAATCTAACGCATTCTTCATATCCTGCGCTACTCGCGAAATCCACATGCGATTCTGATGCAGCGGTACAACAGCTTCCGCTCCGTCACCTTCCAGAAGTGCAATCTCACCTTTCTCAACAACACCGCCTTTTGCATGCTTTCTAGCAGATGTAGATTTATTAGTTATTTTTGCCGTTGCGCTGCTTTTCAGCGATGACGTATCCACTTGAACATTAACATCTTGAATAAATAAATTATGCAAAAAATCCTTAAACCAACTCGCGATATTCGGCGCAACCTCTTTCAAACCTTGCCACAATTTATTCATAAGTCGTTTTCCTGCTTCCCACATTTCACCAAGGCATTCACCAATTGCTCTCACAATAGACGCTATAATCTCTGGCATTTTCGAAGCTAAAGCATTCTTTATTTCCGCAAGATTCGTAATAAGTGCCATAAACAAATCTACGCCAGCGTAAATCATATCATCCAGATGCTCAAGCAGAGCACCTGTTATAGCCTCAATAATTTGCGGCAGCGCTTTACAGATTGTATCGATAATCTGTGGTAGTGCATCAATCAAAGCTACAAGCAGTTTAATGCCCGCCTGAATAATTTCATCGATGTGCCCTAAGAGTGCCTCAATGATTCCGTTTATAATCTGTGGCAATACTGCAACAATCGACTGTATAATCTGTGGCAATGCATCAACCAACGAGGTCAATAATTCAATTCCGCACTCGATGATCATAGGTATACAAGATAATATATTTTCGACCATCTGCGTAATAATCCCCGGAAGCTCCTGAAGCAACTGCGGTACCGCCTGCAAAATTCCATTCGCTAAACCTAACAGTAACTGAATGCCAGTTTGCACAATCTGTGGCACGTTCTGAATCAATGTTGATGCAAGTTGACTTACAATTGTAATTGCTGTCGATAAAATCGTCGGAATGCCAGTTGTAAGTCCCTGTGCCAAGCTCTGTATCAACTCAATACCTGCATCGAGTATATCTGGCAATGCCTCTACAAGTCCTGATACAATCGCTCCGGCTA